GAAGTAGGAGTTTGAACGCAAAATTCTTTGGAATATCCTTTGGCCCGACAACTATCAAATTTAGAGGAAGAGAAGCCTTCTAGAATATAGGATTGAGAGAAAATACTAAATAAAACAATTACAAATAAAAACAAAATACTCCATTGAAAAGGTTTCATTATATTATATCTTTTTATTTTTTTTAGATCGTCTTTTATTTTTTTTACCACCACTATATTCATAGACAGTAACCCTTTTAGGTTTAGTCCCAGTTGAAGAAGATGGAGGGTTAACAGGTTTTTCAGGAGGAATATAACTAGAAGGGGCAGTTTTTTTGGGAAGTGGTATTAATCCAACTAATTGTCTGTATTCATTTATAATAGAATCCCTTTTTTGCATGCAATTTAATTTAGTTGATTCGGTAAATGTTAAAGAATCTCCTTTATGTAAAACGAGAGAAATAGAAACATTAACAATAGGAGCACTTTTACCAACAACCGGAGTGAATGTATATTTATTATTCCATTGATAATTATTTATTAAAAAGGTTTGGGTTCCTAGAGTAATTTTATCATTTTTATTAAAAAATATATCAAGTATAAATTTAATATTATTATGAATAATGCCTTTTGCTTGTGCTTCGCTAATTTTTAATGGTTGATATAAATTTTTTTCTCTTAGTCTTGAAATAAAATTATCAAATTGAACAGGGGATAAAAAAATTTTTTTTATATCACCCTCACCTAAATCTTTATCAAACATTTCCTTTTTCAAACGAATTGTTGGTATAAATAAAATGTTAGGAAAAGAAGAATATAAACTGGGATTACTCATTGCAGGTTTATATGTTTGATCCTTGGTAATTACTCCTTTAATAGTAGAAGCATCAAATTTAATAACTAATATATTAGTACTCATCTTATAATACTGATATATAATTTATGAAATATTATGAAAATAATTTAATAGTTCCGAATTTCTCTCAGTTTCTTTTTGTCTACGAGCTTTTTCAAGTGTATCAATTGCTTTATTTATTTCAGAATCACTAATCTTACCGTCTTTATTTTTATCAACATCTAAATATTTATATTTAGTTGGTAAAATACAATAATTACTCTTATTGTTTAATAAAAATTCAGATAAAATCATGAAACTAGCAGTTAATATTAAAGCAACAATAATATCTCTAGTACCCATCCAAGCCATAGTAAATATCAATACCTCTCTAGCAATATTATATTTTATGAATGATTCCATGGAGTCACTTAGTTTTATTTCTACAAATCTAGAACCAATATTTAGTAATATCATCATAATTCCAGTAAAATATTTACTATTATTTAAAGTATTTAATAATTCAAAACTAATCATAATATATATATTAGTATTAGAAAATAGTAATATATAAAATGGCTATTAAACTAAGAAGATATAATCATTAAATTAAAACAACCCTAATGCTCTACCCATATCTTTTATATTTCTAATTTGAGGGCGAACTGTTTGTCTAAAATAGGTATTAAAACCTTCTTTCATATAAAATTCATTTTTAATTAATATAACAAACAAAAGTAAATATACTGCAAAAGAAATAAAGATTATTAATCTAATTACAAATTTATTTATTTTATCCATATAAATTATCCTTTTATTTTTTTTTAATAGCTTGGGTTCTGTCAATATTAATTTGGTTGGAATCTATAGCTCTTAAATTTTCCTCATTGTTAATTTGTTCCTCTCCAGAGATTATTTCAAATTGACAATCTTCATCACAAGGATTACAAGTGTCACCAGAAAATTTAATATTAGGAAAACTATCTTTTACCTGTTTAGGTGTAATTTCTTTATTATCTTTCATTAATTTACCATTACTACAATTTGTTTGTTTAAAAATTTGAACATTAGAAGGTTTAGAAGAATCTGGTGTTTCATCGGTTTTTCCCTCCATACCTTCAATAACATTTTGGCTTAAAGAAATAAAAATTAAAATAACAATAACACCAAATACAATATGGTAATGAACAGCAATAATAGCTAAAATTAGAAATACTAATTTTGCTAAAAGACTATCAAATTTAAAAAAATCCATCATTCTTTATATACATAAAAATATATTTTTTCCGAATGTTAATTTAAAATTTTATCTATAAAAAATATAGATATGTCTTTAGCAATGTATGCATCAGAATTTAATAGTAATGATAATAATCCTATTCAAAAAAAAAGAGAAAATATGAAAAATAGAACCTTAAAAAGGAGAGAATCTAATAAATCAAATCCTAAAATTGAAGCTATGGTAAGAAAAATTCATGATGATGAAAATGAGGATGATTTATCTGAATTTCATCCACTTGGTCTCCCATCATCAGCAGGAATGGAAAGATTAGATGCTGGAGGTATGGAAGAAGGTTTAGAGGAAAGATTAAATACTCAACAAAATGCTCCCAATTCTTATCAATCTCAACAAGCTAATCATAATATTCAAGAACATTTTACACAATTACCTAGTGAATATGCAAAACAATATTATCAACAATATGTTCCCTATTTTAATCAAATGTCGGATGATATGGGTCCAAACGGAGCAAACAAAGATGAATTATTAAACAAATTAAATCAAATCATCTATCTATTAGAAGAACAACAAGATGAAAAAACCGGCCATGTAACGGAAGAATTAATATTATATTCATTTTTAGGAATATTTATTATTTTTATAGTAGATTCTTTTGCTAGAGTAGGAAAATATGTAAGATAATTCGTATAAGGATTTAAAAATATTTATACAAATTAATTATAATGGAAAATATTACCATGGAAACTAATGAAAAATTCCAAGCTCCAAATTTAACTGAAATCAATGTAACAAATGAAAATGAAGCTTTAAATATGATGGTTTCATTTTTGCATATAGCTCAAAAAAGGGGCACATTTAACATGCAAGAATCCGCTAAAATTTGGGAATGTATCAAAATGTTTATGAAGAAAGCATAAAAATATTAAATCAAATTAAGTTTAATATTTTTAATTAGAACAACAAGTATATGTCACACCTACATTAGGATTTCCTGCACATCCACCTTCTTGATAACTGCATACACCATCAGTAAAATAATAGTTGGTTGAACCCAATTGATCTTGACAATATTGACACATCCATGCACAACCTGTTCCTGGTCCCACGGAAAAACTTACGCAATTATTATTAGGGACAATTTCTCCACAAGTATTTTTATCTAATGCATTGGCAAGATAAAATGAAGCAGCAAGTAAAATGGAAATAAATCGCATTATAATTATTAATTTAAATTATATTTAAATATTTTTACAATGGAAATCTTTACACATTTAAAATACTAATTTTTAGTTATGGTGTAATTATACTCGAAATGTTGTTTATATAAACCCCAAATAGATACTTTATCCAAGTGAGAACATTGCCTAAGCACTTGTGTAGTCATTAAATAAGCAGCAACAGGTTTATAAAATAACCAATATCGTTCCTCTGCTTTATTGGTATTTACATGTACATAAAAGGTATTTCCGGGAAAGGTTGGAGAATCCCGTTCAGTCGAGATAGTTTCTTGTCTGTCTACATATTCAATCATATTTTCAAATTCAATTACATTATGTTCACACCACAATTTTGGCCATATTTTCTTAACAGTGCCGCGAAATTTGTTTGTACGAACACCTTTAAAATATTCTTCAATATAACATATATGTCTAATTTGCAAATTGTATGGGGAAATTGAGTTCATTTTTATTAATACAATTATTAAATTCTAAATCATTTTGTAATATATCCATAAATTTGAAAACTTTTATGAAATCAACATTTTACATAGATTTTAATTAATCTCTCTATTTTCTCTCTAATGACTATTTTTAGAATAGCTAGCATAGAAAATAAAAAGAGGAGATGTATAAAAAAAGAAAATACCTTATAGAACTCTTTGGAAATAGATCAATAGAGAGAAAATAGAGAGATTTAATTAAATTCAAAATTAAATAAACGCAATTTATTTTCCAGTATTTAAATTAGTTTTTAAATAATATTAAAAAGTAATTTAAAGAAAATTATTCAGGTTTTTGGAAAACATATAAGTATTGATATTCCATTTGAGCCATAAGAAGATCTACTTGAGCATAATTAATAAATCCTACTTCTTTTGCCATATTAATGACTGTTTGTCTTTGAGGAATCCACATTTTATGAGTATTTTCTCTCACTTTATTGGAACCAGGTGTTGTATCTTTGAAGATTTCTCTAAATTGCACAAAATCATTCGGAAACACTTGGAAATCAGCTTTATAATCAAAGTTATTAAATATTACATTGGAAGTTGTAATACGGTTTTCGGCGAAAGATTGTGGATTAACCATGATAAATGGTTTAGCTGCAGGAACAACAGGGTCAAATTTGTTTTTATCTACTAATTGAACTACAAAATACCCTCCAGGTCTTAACCAATGATATACATTTTGAAGGAATTGAAGTTTATTTTTATAATAATAAAAAGTCATATTTAAACATACTATATGTGTAAATTCTTCTTGATTAAATGTCATAGGTTTTATTGGGGAACCTAATTTAAAATTTAAATTAGGATACTCGTTTTTAGAATAATTAACCATCGCATGTGACTCTTCTAATCCCATTACTTTGTATTTTTGTTCATTAAAAGTATTTACTATATGACCTGTTCCACTTCCTATTACTAATATATTACTTTCTGTGGTTGGTTTGGTTATATTTTCAATACTTCCCACTTCATAAGTATTTGCTAATTCTCTGTAAAATAATTGATCATAAATATTCACATAAAAATCGTCATATAAATCTATTCCTTTCTTTACCACAAAACTGTCTTTTTGATCAATAAATCCTTCTTTAACTGGTAACAATTGTTTATAAATGCAAACTAATATATACATAATAGCTAATAAAATAACTAAATGAAACCAAACAGGTAATTTTTTCAACTTACTTTCAATTCTAGTGTATATTTTGGAAAAATTCATCTTATATGTATAATTATGTTATTTTTTTTATAAAGAAATTATAATGGATGAATTTGAAATAAATGATATGCGAAGTGAGAATGAATTTAAAGGTATTACTTTTTCCAAATTTAAAAAAACAGATGCAAAAAAAGAATTACTAAATAGCCTGAAAGATGGTAAAATTGAAAATGCCCTTCATTGGAGTGCAGAATATATATGTATTGGTGCTTTTATTGATCTTTGGGATATATTATTAAATTTTGTGGGTAAACATATTCATTTAGGTAACCCTAAATTACCAATTTATTTAGATTTACGATTTAATAATTTTAAAGAAATAGTGCAAAATGGATATATTGGAGTTGAAATGAATATGCGAAATAATAGTAAAATTAGAAAGTTATTTGGAGAGATTATTATTGTATTATGTAAATCTCAAAAAAAACATTCTATTGAAAGCATTCAAATAAAAAAAACAGATGAGTTTGATATGACCAGTATTTCAAGCAAATTAAAAGCTCCTAATATTAATTATGCTACAGATTTATTTAAAAAGGATGATCCTAAAGAACTATTTATAGCTTTAAATGAATTTATGTATCATTTATCTAAAGATTCTTTAAATGCGTTAGATGCAAGTTATTGGATGGAATGGATAATAGAATTTGAAAATTTGTGTAAAAAGAAAAAGGAAATATGTATTTGTGAACGAAGAAGTTTTGTTTCTGTAGATGAAAAATTTCAAAAAGAACCCATATGGATGATTTGGGATGCACTCTTTATTAGTAATAATGCTAAGAAATCTGAAATCTCCAAAAAAATATTAAAAAGCATTTTTGATTTATTTTGTATTCGTTATACAAGTGGTTCAAAACGAAAAAGAAAATATTTAATTTATTTTGCTATTTCTCTCATTACAGAAAAAATCAATGATAAAATTCCAATTATTAGTGACAAATCTACTGTAGATAATATTAATAAAAAAATCAATTTAATCTACAAAGAAATAAAAAAAAATGAAGTTTCTCCAGCAATGGATTATTTATTTACGGGTGTAGAAAAGAGCAATAGAGAGAAAACAATTGAAAAATTAGATGCGATGAATAAAATGAATACAATCATTAGAAATTAGGATTTTATTTTAAGTAATTTATAAGTTACCCAAGTTGTTACATAAAATAATACACCTCCCCAAATCATATCTACTACTGCTGGTAAATATTTATATTTTTTAAATATGGCTACATTGGTAAAATCAAATACTCCGTAAATACAAAATCCTAATAAAAACGCATCATTCGGAGATTTTCTCTCATTTATTATAAATTTATACAAAACAAATAACATTAATACATATACAATAATAGCTCCATATGGATTTAAGGTCATTTTCTCTCCTTGAATATCTTTTATCATCGGATTGAACAAAGGACCTCCTATTTTAGATAAATAAATACTATCTAAAGTTAACATTGTAAAAGACGGAATAATATAATCCATTATATATTTAAATAACATAAAATTTTTATCAGTTATAATATCTTATATTTTTATATATTATTTTTATATAATGGAAACTAGTAAAAATACAATACCTTCTGGTGTAACTATTGATATTGATGCATATCCCGAGCAAAGTAAACCTAGTTCTATTTTGGGATTTTCTACTTCTTCTCCAAGTGTCGAAACTACTACATATTCATCCCAATCTAATGATGGTTTTTTTAAATCTAACGGACAAACAAATTATTTCAGAATCGGATTAATTATTATTATCTTATTATTCTTAGGTGTTAATATTTTTTCTTATTTAGGTGATTTTTTACAAAAAGTTAAAGATTCTCATATTATTCAAACTATTTTTAAAAGTCTTGGATATGGTATTACTGAAACTACCAAAGAAGTCACTGAAGTTACTGCTGAAGGGGCAAAATTTGGTGTTGATATTGCTGCTGGTACTGTTGAAAGTGGTATTAATGTCATTCAAGGACAATTAGATATTCCATCTAAATCTACCTCTTCACAATCCAAATCTTCTTATCCACAACAAGACATTTCATTAAGCTCTGCTTTAGCTCATGCTGAAGATAATGTCGAACCTCAACCAGATGATTCATTTAGTTCCACGCAACGACTCGGTCCTGGAAAATCCGGGTATTGTTATATTGGTGAAGACCGCGGTTTTAGAAGTTGTATCAAAGTAAAAGAAGGAGACACATGTATGTCTGGAGAAATATTCCCATCTCAACAAATATGCGTTAATCCTAACCTCCGTGAATAATTTGCTTTTTAAATTACATTTTTATATAATTTAAAAAACTACTTAAAGAAATTATTGATTTCCGGATTGGTAACCAGGTTTACTACCGCTATTTCCTGCTAATTCAGGTTGTCTAGGTTGTCCTGTATTGGGTCCGTATTGAGGCCATTTTGTATTTCCTCCGACATAGGTTCGCCTTACTCTATAATTATATAAAGGCGCATTTGGATAATTTGTTATTAACATTTTTGGACCAGGTGTATTATTTTGAGATGTATAGGCTGATATAACCCGTGAATTGGGACATAATAATGGACCTGTGTTAACATTAACATTTTGTAAATTTTTTGTATTCGCATTTGTATAGGAATCTGATTGCGTGGCAAAAGTAGAACCTCTTTGTCTACCAATTCCCCTTGCTAATCTAGAATATAATTGTTTACTAGACATATTTATATTATTATTTTTATACTGAAATATTACAGCTTTCCTTTTTTCACTTAAATTATATCCATTTGATGTAGGTTGTTCATTTGCTCCTATTCCGTCTATATCAGGACAAGATGTAGTAGCTCTAGGCCAAACTCTTGGAGGATAAGGACCAGCTCCTGTATCACAACCATTTGTTGGTGGTGGAGGAATAGAAAACCATAAAATTACTACCCCTTGTGAACCATCTCCGCCTTTTTCTGTAGTATCACCGCTAGGTGTTGCTCCATTACATCCTCCTCCCCCACCCCCATATACCACACCATCCATTCCTCTACCTATTCCCGCAGCCATTCCTAATGCTAAATATGTATAAGGCACTATAGTTATTTCATTACTGTTACCTCCTCCTGGGTAACCACCTCCATATTGTGCATTACCACTATTATCGGGTCTTCTTCCTCCACCTCCTCCACCACAACCAGCATATAAAATATTACTTATATCAGTAACATTACTAATATATTCTGGGAAATATGTTGAATAATTATTTTCTATAATAGGGTTTAATTCACCCGACACACCCGTATATCCTGGTGTATTGGTAGCTAATGGAGTTTCTGTATTGTTCGCTTTTCCTCCTGTTCCTCCTTGACCTCCTACAACGGTTAGACTTGCAACTAAACTAGTATTAATAGTCAATAATCCTCCAGATGGATTAATAGTTAAATTAGTTGAAGCATATCCTCCTTGTCCTCCTCTAGCTGTAGCAATATTTCCTAATATTGTATCATTTCCATTAAACGGTCCTGTTCCAGATGTTCCACTTGTTTGAACCGAGCTAGCTACAGTTACATCTAAAATAAATTCTCCAGTTATAGAAGAAGAACCATAGTTTTCTAGCATATTTGCATCAATTCCGCTAATAATACCTGCCGCCCCACCTCCTCCACCTGGACCAGCAGAAGAAACATGACCACTTCCTCGTCCTCCTCCTCCACCTCCACCTCCTATTAAAATGGCATTTATATTTGTTAAATTATAATTGAATTTAATGGTATTCGAAGAAGAGAATAATAAAACAGCATTTCCCTCACTTGAATAGGAATTTGATATAGGATTCTTAGCAAGTATATAGTTATATAAATAAGAATACGGATATGACATGAATATATATAATATGAATAATTATAATTATAAATATTATACTAAAGTTATGGATTATAAGAATCTCTATTACCAGCAAAGAACCATCTCAATGATAAATATCTTGGTTTAC